ATCTCAGGCGGGACTAACGCGCTAGAGGCGGCGCAAGTGGCGGCGCTCAAGGCGGTCAAGGGGGAATTGTCGCGCGCCAATGCGGCAATGCGGCTCAATCCTCCGGTCGGTTCCAATACGTCACGCGATAGCAAGGGGCTAGCGACACTCGACGCCAGCGGATTGACGCCCGTTGTCATGTTTGTTGCCGTCATGCCATAGATAAAGTCACGCGCCGCCGAAATCCACGAGGCCGACACGCTGCCATTGTTCATATTCACGCCGATGAACGACACGCTCATGTTAGGCGAAGTTTCTCCCGCAAAGTTGCCGGTGCCCAGCCGAACAACCGTTATATCCTTGATATGCAGCGCGCTTGTAGTGAGCGCGGCATTAAGGCCCGATTGACCAACACGCGAACGGAAATTGCCCGAAGCGCCGAACGTCATAATCGCATTAGCGCGGCTAACCGCAGGGTCGCGCGTGATAGTGAGCGCGCTGATATTTTGCGGACGCGCCGTTGTGGGAAGGTTAGTCACAGCATTAGCAATGCCCGCGCCGATCCTAATCTCGATGCCGTCGCAAATGCTACCCGTCACAGCCGTATTTCGCGCCGCCGTCATGCCGGTGAGCGCGCCGCCAATGGTCAAGAAAGGCGTAGCCGCAGCCGTGACGGGATTGGTGCTATATATGCCAAGTGAATCGTCGCCCGCCGTGTTCACATATGCCAGCGGCGGATTGACCCCGCGCGCCAGGCCGGTGCTGTCGCGCCGATAATAGCGCTCTGTGAATGCCCGCTCGCTAGTCCCGTTAAGCGACGTATCATTGATTGAAGCCGTCACACCATACCACGGATAGACCTTTGCATTGACGCGGATCAGCCCTTGCGCCAGCGTCGAAACATTGAGCGAGCAAGCGTAGACTTCCGTATCAACCAGATCATCGGCAAACGTGCTGATAGTCGGCACCGACACTGTTTGCGTTACCGTTGTCGTCCCGTCGAAAGCGCTGAAAATCACACAGGCAATTTGCTTGTTATTCTGCGCGTCCCGGTGATGCGCGGTAATCTCAAGCTCGATTGTATCCGCGACCGTAGTGCGGTGCGGCAATATCCAGTTGGCGACCGGCTCTGGAGAAACCAACGTGCTGCTATTCGCCACGCCCGGAGCCGTGCACGTTGCATACATATACTCGGACAGCGCGACAGTCGAAGCCGTCAAAATCGCATCATTAGGATACGGCTGCCGAACCCGCTTTGTCGCAACAATCGTGCGGCTGTAGGTTGTCGGTGCACCCGCCGCCGTGAAGCCCTCTGTCGTTACCGTCACAGTCTCAGGCGACGTGTCAGGCGTGAGCGTAGGGGGTGTGCCGGTTGTCCAAGTCGCTTGGAACCCGTCGGCTGCGACTGCGTTGATGATCGACAGGCTCGGAGGCGCACCCCCACCAGCAGCCTTGATAGCCCAGCCACCGTTAGAACGACCGAAGCGCCCCAAACTCATGCCGCTTCACCCCGAACAAACGGCCACCACAAATTCCAAATCTTGTTGCCCGCGCCGTAAGGCGTCCAGGGCTTCAAGCTAATCTCAGGCACAACTTGCGTCTTGGCCCGTAGCGTCACCATGCCCGACGCCAGCGCCCGTTGTGCGGCTTGGCCCATCGTCTTGTTCATGCGCGGCGCAATCCGTAGCGCCAGATACATCGACGCCACGTTCACAGCCCAGTCAGGGATGCCCGACCAATCGGACAACTGCCCGCCACCGAACGCAGCCGGTGCATTGTAGCCGAGCACAATCCCGCTGACCTCCCACTCTGCCATGAGTCCGTCTAGCCGACGCAGCGCGCTTTGCAATTCCTCAGGCGATACGTCGAACTCATATCCGGCGAGAGAGCACTCTTCATACGCCATGTTGACAATCGTTTGCTTGGTAGTGGTGGCCGGAACATTGGCCGAGCCGTCCGCCACAATCGGAAGCTGCAACGTGTTGATAATCACCCGCCCGTCGCTAAACGTCACGCTCAGGTCGAACACCGTGTCGAAGCTAGCCACACCCCCGCTAAACGTCGCGGTGAGCACGTAACCCGCCAACGACTGAGAAGCGATGACCGCCGTGCCATTGGGCTGCACAGCTGCCGCAAGCGTGTATGCGTTGATCGAAGCACCATCCGCCACCGCCTCAAACGAGATAGCGTAGGACGATACTTCGCTAGGCGCTTTGGCGGGGAGGATATAAGCCACTAGAAGCCCGCGCCTTGCATGACACGCAGCGTTGAGCCGGTCGCGCCAGCCGCCAGCCGCACCGTGAACGCCTCGAACAGTGACAGCGTGATAACTACTTGCGTATTGGCCAAAACCGCCAAATCGGCAACGCTTGCCGCCGTAGTGTCGCCAGTTCGCGCAATGCGAACATAGCAAGTAACCGTCCCCTCGTTCGTCAAAAGCAACTGAGCCGGATAACCGCCCGACACCGGAGCGGCAAACGCAGATGTAATCTCACCAGCGCCACCGACAAGCGCGACCGTGCTGCCATAGGCGGGATTGAAAGGCTGTAGTGCAGACATATGAAACCCCTATCAGGACAAGCGGTAGGGGCGAAGCCGAAGCCCCGCCCCCGTTGCGCTTAGGTCTGCGAGAACAAGATGATACCGCTCTGCTGCGGCTGCTTGTTGACGACACCGAACCGCACGTCGGCGCGGAACTGCGTGGTCAGGTCAGCAATCTTGGCCTGTTCAGTCAGAACAACCGTGATGCCCTGTGCCGACGTGGCGCTTGCACGGGCAAGGCCAGCACCGACCATCGGCATGACCTGGGTAGGCAGGATTTCAAACGTATCGTCCTGCCAGAACGGGTTGCACTGCGTTGTCACAGTGTTGAGGAACGTAATCGCAGCCGCCGCAGCAGGCGTTGCCGTCACGTTCTTATACTGCGTTTCAGGGAACGTCGGCGTACTATCAGCCGCGATAATCGGCGGACTAATCTGCACGGTGATACCCACGCCGGTTGTAGCGCCCGGCACCGCCGTGATGCGGAAAGTGCGGAGGTTGCCCGTTGACTGCTTGGTAATCTGGTGCACCGCGAATACACCCGCAATCGTGATGCAATCGCCAACCTTGATGTTGCCGCCAGTAACCGAAATGACGATGTTCTGGTAGCGGTTGTCAACGTTCTGCGTGCCGTTCGCATTGGTGATCGTCGAAGCCGGAACATAACGCTGGCCAGCGCCGTTCATCGTGACGCCGGTTGCAGTCGCAGCGGCGAGCGAATAGCCATAGTCAAGCTTGTAAGTGTCAAAGCCCGACACCGGCCCGAGATACGCCTTTTCAAACGCCGTCGCCGTCTTCTGCAAGCCCGATGTCTGCGGCTTGCCCAGCGTTCCGGCCATCGCGTTGTAATCGCGCGAGGTCAGGCCCATCAGACGCCCGTTCATCGGAATTCCCTGTTCATTGAACAGCGTGTCCGCAAGCGAGATATCGTCATAGCCGGTCGCAGCAACAGTGCGCTTGATGACCGCCGTGCCCGAAAGCGCCGCCAAGTCAGAACACGCAATGTTGATTTCACTCTCAAGGCGCGTCATCACGCCCTTCATGATTTTCTTGACCTGCTGCGGATCGCGCAATTCGTTAGCCGAAAGCTGGAAAAGACCGACCTTCTGGAAACCAATCGACGCCGGAACGGAAAGCTGCGTCACATTGGCCGAAGCCGCGAGATTCGCAGTCTGATCCATGCCGTTGAACGCTGGCATCTGGTAAGGCATCGGACGCCAGATCGTGTCAGCGCCGCGCTCCAGGAGCTGATCACCAACGTTGTAGGTGTTGAACGCCTTGGAAATGACGAGGTTGTCGCCAAATTCTTCCATCGTCTCTTCGAAAGCGACGGTGACTTGTTTTGTAAGTGCAGCCATGTTGAACAATCCTTAAATGCGAGGCGGTAGCAGGCGGGATTGCCTTGCCATCCTGCCCGAGCCTCACCGTGGGGTGGCTCTCGGACTATGCCTCGCAACTAAGGTGCTGCGGAAACCAACGTTACTTTACTAACAATTGGCGCGCTTTGCAATATGCCTATCGCGCAACCGATGCCGCGTGTTTGCGCTTGTATTCCAGCACCGGCGTCAAGTCGCCCGTCACTTCGGCCTTGGCGCGTAGCTTTTCGAGATTGGCCTCGTAGCTGCCCTTTGCCGTGCCCGACACCGGAGCCGCGCCCGTCACGCGCCGTTCAGCCTGAACCGTGCTTTTCTTGACCACCTTGAGCCTCGCTTCCATTTTGCCGATTGCCGCCGCCAGTTTGGCCGCGTCCGTAATTGCCGCCAATTCCGCAAGCTTGGCAGGTGAACGATACAGCGCGTAGATCACCGCTGCCGGATTGTCAGACGCGCGCACAATCAACCGCTGATACGCGACATTCGGCACGGCCTCGACGAACGCCGCCTCCGCATCCTCATAGTCCCGCGCACCAAGCGCAGCCCGCGCCTTGACGTAGCTTGCCAATTCTTCGGCATCAGCAGCCGCCTGCTTTGCCGCAGCCTCTTCACGCGCCGCACGGTTGCGGTCTATCTCGATTGCCTTGCGCGCCCGCGCTTCCATTGCATCGGCCAGGCGGTTTTCATCCCAATCGCAGCTTTCGAGCGTTGGCACAGGCCCAACAACTTCATCGGTCAGGACAAGCGGTGACGCCTCATGTTGCGCCCTAAGCCGTGCGTTTTCCGCAGCCAATTCACGGTTGCGCTTGCGAAAGTCGCGGATTAGCGAATTGTCCGCAGGCTTGGCTTCCGCAATGATAGGCTCTTCGCCGTCAAAGCTAATCTCGATCTCGCCGTCATCGTCTTCATCGGCCTCAGGCTCTACCGCTTCGACCTCGACCGCTTCCGGTTCATCGACCGGCAATTCGTCCAGCGGCTCTACGGCTTCAACTTCACCATCAATCATACGTCATTCCCTCGGGGCAGAGCGCGGCCCGGTCGCGTATTCCTATTGCCTCATGCTGCTATGCATAGGCCCCAGCGCCTCAACACGCCGCTTGCCAGCGTCAGCCCGTAACAGCGCCGTGCGCGCCTCAGTCTCGGCAATGCCCGCGACCTTGGCAACCTGGTCAATCGGGTCAGCATTGGGCGTAATGTCACCCTTGGCCGCAGCCTCAGCTTGCGCCACGTTCAGCATCGTTTTCGACTGCACTTCGCCAACACGCACTTGCTCGACCGCAGCCTGGGCTTGCTTGAGCACCGCGCTTGCCTGCTTTTCAGCCGCCACCGCCATTGCAAGCTGTTCCTCAGGCCCGGGCTGTTTCTGCCCTTCCGCTTCCGCCGCCTTGCGCTGTTCTTCCTCAGTCGGCTTGGCCAACCCCATGCTAAGCGCGCGGCCCCGGTTCCATTCCTTAAACTCGCTAAGCCCCTCGCCGTCCATATTCTCGACAGCCGTGATGATCGCCGCTTGCGCCATGGCCGTGTCACCAGCGCTACCCGCCGCAGCCGCAACGTTCAACATCGTGCGCGCCGTCTTGTCACGCCGCGTTGCCGTCTGTTCGGTCACGTCGCTAATGACCATGTATTTGTCGCGCGACAGGTCATTGATGATCTTGAACCGCCCGCTTTCATCCACCTTCGCCGCGCCGATCTCGACTTCCCCGCGCTCCCCGTCATCGCCAAGCGTCTCGACCGTGCGGCCCTCTTCGACGTAAATCTCGCGCGCCTTGTCCGCGTAAATCTCACCGCAGCGCTGCATCGACTGGCGAAAGTTGTCCATAAACGAGTAGCTTGCCGCGTCAGTGCGCTGCGCCGCAATTTCCATAGCTTGCGCCGACACGTTCGACTTGGTTTCGTTCGCGCTATCCGTAGCGCTGCCCATTTCATCCATAAAGCTCGACATTGCCGACACCAGCGACGCAACAACAGGCGGAACTTGCGGGGGGCTAATCATGCCAATTGGCCCCATCGGCACAGCATTGCCGTTCACATCAACAACGGGGTCTAGATACGCAAAAGGCGCGCGCTTCCGGTTTGCCTCAGCCCATTCAGCCCCATGCGTCCCCATTTGTTCAGGCGTCACGATAGGCCGCTCGAAAGGCGAAGCAGCCGCAATCTCGACAAGCTGCGAAATCTGCGCGTTCAGCACCCGCGCCGGATCGACCATCTTGCGCACATAGCCCGAAGCCCGCTCCAGGTTGTCGATGAACATGCGCTTGCCGTAGTAGGGAACAATCGGGATGCACGAACCCGCGATATACCCGCAATCTTCCAGCACCTCATTGCCGTTCATGATATACTTGTGCACACGCTTGCGCTTGATTTTGCGGGGCTTCGACGCTTTCCAGCCGTCGCGCTTCAATTCGCGCACTTCCTCTTCGCCGTCATCGCCGCCAATCCGCAGCGTCTTACCCGTCAACGGATGCGTCATTTGCCAAATCGTGTCAGGCACCAGCTCGACGTGATAATACTCAGCGACCCGCACAACGTCAGGCGTGAACCAGTCGTAGAACGGCTTGATAACCTCGTT